ACATTTCAACTTTCGACAAATAGCTGCCTTGGAATAACCATATTCGAGCATGGTTCGAATAAGATTTTCTTTACCTGTCAATTTGTACTTTGAATTATGACCGCCAACGTGCCTTCCAAGTTTCTGTCCGGCAGCCTTCCTTCGTGCAAGTCCTTCCTTGGTTCTCTGACTTATCAAGTCACGTTCTATTTGAGCAGACAGACCAAAAGCAAAGGCAAGTATCTGAGATTGGATATTATTGCCCAGCTCATACTTTTCTTTAACCGTTAGAACTGTGATTTTCTTTTGCATAAGTGTATTGAGGATTGACATAACTTCCATCAAACGGCGACCAAGCCTACTTATTTCAGAAGCTATAAGCGTATCACCTTTTTTCAGTTTCTTAATAAGTGGACCCAATTTTCGTTTTTGGACGGACTTGGTTCCGGATACCGTTTCCGATATCCACTTATCAATACTTAATTCTCTGATACGAGCAAACTTCTCGATTTCGAAGCGTTGGTTCTCAACAGTTTGTTTGTCTGTTGATACTCTAATGTATGCGTAAATCATTTTTTACGCAAAGATATGCAACTCAACGGCATGGCAGAAAATAACACATTCTGATAAGGTGCCTATCCAAAGTAACCGGATTGCATTGTAGCCTTCTGCAGATGGCAGCCTTTGAATAGCCGTATTCAAACATCTTTTTTATTAACCGCTCCTTTCCAGTCAATTTATAATGGGAATTCTGAACACCAGGTTTTCGTCCAAGCTTCATCCCCATGGCTACCCGCCTGGCAAGTCCGGCTTTGGTTCTCCTTGATATATCTTCTCGCTCCCTTTGAGCAAATAAGACCTTTAAAAACGTATCTTGCACAGAATCTGAATCATCTTTAATAAGCTTGTCATCACGGATTTCCACAATATTGGCTTTGGCAATCAGACAATGAGATATGATAGCTATAACCATATACGCACAGCGTCCAAGCCTTGAAAGTTCCGTAACATATATGGTATCGCCTTTGTCTATCGTATTCAGTATCTTGCCTAATTTCCGTACATTGGGATGCCTGGCACCAGACACACTCTCTTCAATCCACTTATCTATAATGAGCCCCTTGCGCTTGCAGTATTCAGTTATCTCGTACCGTTGGTTTTCAACGGTCTGTTTCTCACTGCTCACTCTGATGTAACCGTAATTCATAGGATTCTGTTTTTCTCCTTTAAAAGTAAGAATTTATATGCAATTAATAAAGCATCGAACATAAAGTTTTCATAATCCGGAGGATTCGCCCCTTAAATGTAAGAATATGGCAGAACAAGATATTAGAGAAAATACGATGAGTGGTGGAACTCCGGCACGGCTGCGTGGACTGGCGGCAAACGGCAACAGTATATCACCGACAATTCAAGAGGTGGCAGAAACTTTCGGTAAAGGATATGCTGCAGATTTGAATAACGAAACAGATTATGGAATTTCTGGCATGTTTAACGCTGATACTATTAATCATCCACCCATTTCATCAGATATTATTTTTGGCATATACTCAAATCATAGAGCAAAATATATAACAGGAGGAGTGTTTTTGTATCAAATAGCTGTCCCAGAAAATATGATAGGAATGTATGTAAGACGATGCTGGAATGGGAATTGGAGCGAATGGAAGTCAGTAACTCTTACTTAAAACTGTGGAATTATTCCACAATACCGTGGAGCACTCCACAATATTCCACAGTATTGTTAAAAGAGGATTTTGCCTTATATTAATGAAAATGAATGCAATATTGTTGCGCAATCATTCTGGTATCAATTTTGTACTATGGTTTATGTCTTAAAAGTTATCAGTAACTTGTAGTTGTTATGGTTAGGCAATAGGTATTAGTTGCATTAAGGTTTAAAGACATTTTGTTCATATTGATTTTCATTCGGAAACTCTCTTTGTTTGGCATTGCATCCCGGTCTGTGAAGTATCGGGATGTTTTTACTTAGATGGTTGCTGTTTCCGACTAAATACTGTAACTTTGTATAGTTAGCCGATATACTACTTAACTAATACTATTTTATTCTTTGGAATAATGAAAGTATTCTCGGTCTGTGAAGATCGGATGCTTTTGGTGGGTAATGCCGCCAATTATTCCAGTTAAGTGTTTAGGTTTTATGCAGTCTACCCCATGAATGGACTGCATTGACAAGAAGTATTCTGCCCGTTCTGACCGAGATGGCCGGAACGGGCATAACCAGAATGAAAATCCACATGGCTTGCAGAACCACTATCATAAGGTACCAATCCTTTTTAAAACTATGTATGTTTCAGTGCTTCTGTTGTTTTTGATAAAAAAGCTACCATTTGTCGTTTTTCGACCGAAAGCAACACCTTTAGTCCCATCTGTATAATCACAGTAAAAATTTGAACCTGCATCTGACACAAAACCTTTTGAATAGGAACCAAAAGCAAATATAGCAGTTGCTGCATTGTTGGGGGATGCAAGCAAATACATACCGTACCCCAAGTCGCCAAGGTCTTTTTCCTCTTTTGCCGCCAATGTAAAGCTATAGGTATATATTCCCATTGCGTTCATTACCTCTTCCAATGTTGGTGATATACTGTTGCCGTTTTTATCCAGTCCACGTAATCTTGTAGGTGTTCCACCACTCATCGCATTCTCTCTAATATCTTGCTTATCTGCCATATTCTTACATTTAAGGGGCATAATTTCCGGATGGAAATATTACCCGATTTAACATTTTAATAATTAACTCGTTTTGTAAATTATAAATCAAATTTTTCCGTAATATCTGAAGAACTCAAAAGGAGTTCTCACATCAAGATAACCGTCTACCTCTTCGTTGGCTTCCGCTTCCATTTCAAACGCGGAATTTCCGTAAGCCTTATCACCTACATTTATCCAACACCGGTTACGGCATAAGTGATACATGTAGGATATTGCGTACTCCACACCATACTGGAGGTAGAACCACAACGGGCATAGCAGATATACCCATAAGTTGAATCCGGTAAACAGCATGATTACCGTCAGCAGCACAGCGGATGCAATCATGCATTCCTCCCATTGGCGCACATGAATCGCCTCATGGTTAAGTGTACTCTGCTTCATCTCCTCCTTGCTTTTCTTGGTGAAGACGAAACATCCCAATGTGATGGTGTTGTAACCCTGCCACAGCAGCCATTTCGCTAACTTGCTTTCATAAAAAACTTTCATACATCTTTCCATTTATATTAGTTTGTTAATTAACCGGGTTTTCGTAATCATGGTCACCCAAATCAGCATACGAATACGAAATGCCATTTTTATTGGTTGAAATCCAGACTCCTCCCAATGATATGAATTCATAAACACCAGGCTCTGTGATATGAGCTTTATTGCAATAATGGTATTGACCGTCAACCAACTCCATATCATTAAATCCGTCCGATGTCACAACTGACACATAGCCATATGTGCTCCCTGAAGAATTATTATATATGATCAAGGATATTTTCATACCCACACATTGGGCAGAGCTGGGAAGCATGTATTCACTTTGGCCTATTCTACTGGGACGCCCATTGCCAAAATCCGAACCAAAATTGGGGTTCAGGTAAAAGTAGCCTTCATTGGAACTAAACCCATGTATCTTTATGAATGCCGCTGTCGCTGTAATTTTTCCTTGAACATTGACTTCTCCAGTCTCACCATCAATGTTACAAGTGACATTTCCATTCTTATCCCTTGCCAATACGTTCTGTACCACCAAATCATCCACAAGGATTTCATCGGCACGTATCTTTCTTATTAAAGCCATATCCATAGCTACAAACATAAACTGCTGTGCCGCCTCCCAATTCGCATCACCGTCTATCGAGGTAGGTGCGACAGTGACCGACGTACCGTAAGCCCGTACCCGAAACGGAATGGTGCGATTGTTGAATGTGGCCAGTACGATGTCATGGTAATCTTCATTCCAGACATATGTGTTGCCTTTGGCGAAAAAACCTCTCGGACGCGGCTCGCTGGCGTCTCGTCCGCTTGCTCCGTCATAGCTGACACCCACTGATATCTCCGCAATGAAACTGTCATTCCATGCCGAAGCGTCAGCCTGGCTCTGGTAACAGCGGACTGAAAACGTTGAATACCCTGCAGAAGCGTTGACCGTAATCTCGGAAGCCCTCGAAGGCCCTGCGATGGCGCTCCATATCCCGTTGCTGTACCCCCGTGCGGTCAGATATCCGTCCGGATAAGTCAATGTGGCGCTACCAAGCGTCCGCTTGGCATAGACCCGAAAAGCTGAAGGCACCAAAGACCCGGCACTGCTCACCCGTATATTGCTGCATGTACTGATGAGATAGACCATGCCGCCGTCTGATGTCAGTTGTTCCCATTCGTCGGTGTTCACTTCTTCGGTAATAATATAACCGTAGGACTTGCCGCCGTTCTGGGTCTGAGTGATTCGCCTCCCGTCATGAGTTGTCTGAGTCCATAGAGGTGGATTCGACGTCTCAACCTTTGAGAGCCAGGAGCGACTCCCCATCGTACAGATGGTGAGCTTTTTATATGGAGTATTAGCGGTTCTCCACTCACCGCCAGCCTTGACTGATTCGCCGTCACCGCCCGGTTTTCCAGGATTACCGTCGGTACCGTCCACAACCATAGGAATAGTTTCCCGGTCCACGACCTGCCCACCCACGTAGAACACGAACTGCAGCTGCGTCGTGAAGTTCTTCGGGGAAATGGCCGTGCCGTTCTGTATTTCGACCTCCGAACCACCGTCCTTACTGTATTTCAGCACACCATCCGTCGTAACAGCTGTACTGCCACCGACCGACTTGGTACGTGTACATGACACCCCGGCTACACTATAAGTGCCGTCCTTCCGCTTGCTTACCGATGAGACGGAAGGCACCAGCCTATAAAGTATCGCATCACTGCCCGGATTACCGGCACGCACCCCGGTAATGGTGAACACCAGCTCACGGCTTATATCCGTATCCTGTACTGTAGCCGTAACGGTTATCCTGACCTCTGAACGTGCAGGCATCGAAATGCCGGAAGCCACGGTAAACGCTATCACACCCGTATTGACATTGTAGCTCTCCGTGACACCTGCCGGGGTCACGCATGAGATGGACTTGAGCTGTAGTTTTTGCGTGCCATACCACATGCCGACGGTCGTTTTGAGCACGGACTGCGCAACGGTTTTCCCCTCATATGTCAAGGCAATGCTTTCCATCTCATTGTCGAAATCGGCTACAATGGCCGACTCGCCGTCAAAGCCCCATTTGGCCCAGATGGCTGCCGGTGAAAACGCACTCCATACACCGTCCTTCTTCGTGCGGCAACAAGCCCACTCGTATGGCAGGCTCTCGCTCACCCCAATCGGATCATCATGCCAGCCGGACGGCACATAGTCATCTACCTGCGAGGTGGCTGGTGTAGGAGGCGTCACATTCTCTGTCGTATGCTTGAATATCCACTCATAGCCTTTTCCATCCTTACCATCCTGGCCGTTCTCCACCAGCAGCTCATACTCAGCGGTATTAAGGTCCCCGGTAATGGTATAACCGTAGGACTTGCCGCCGTTCTGCGTCTGCAGGATGCGGCGCCCCTCATTGGTCGTCTGAGTCCACATCGGAGGATTGTCGGTACCATCAGGAGCGATGCAGAGGAACACACGTCCGGCCATCTTGGTAATACCCATGTAAGGTATATGCTTTCCGGTCTGCCAGTTACCGCAATTGGTAATGCTTGTACCGTCTGCACCCTTGCTGCCAGTCACACAGATGGCGTTCGTTGTAGTGGTAGTGCCATCAGTAAAGACTATCCTTGTCCGGGTCCAGATATACCATCCGTTTTTCCATGCCGGAGAGGTAGTCTGCCACTTGCCTCCGGTTGTGGTGGCCGATGAAGAGGATAGGTAGTATTCTTCGGTAATGGACTTGATGCCCTTGCCGTCAGCTCCCTGCCCACCACTGATACAAGCCGCTTGGGTGTACTTGACTTCGTCATCAGAATAGACAATCTTCGTCCGCGACCAGATATACTTGCCGGCTTCCCATTCTGGGGAGGTAGTCTGCCAACCGTCCACCGGGGCAATGACATTCGACACCGATATCGCGTATTCCACATCGGTAGACTTGATACCCTTGCCGCTTTCTCCCTTGGCCGCATATTTCAGCCAATCGGCATTGCCGTCTGCCGGTTCTGTAGACGTGCCTTTCTCGTTCACACATATCCAGGAGCTGCCGTCATGCGTCACCTCATCGTAATAGGCATACTTCTCACCCTTCTTCCACGTCCCCTTGAACAATGGCACCCGGAAAGCCTCGCCGGTGATGTCATCCACCTGGAATATCTTGCCGGACATGATGACGTGGCGAAAAACAGCCGAATAGTTGTCGGCAGGAATGCCATGTACGGTACGGCCTTTCTTCTTACCAATCCACGACATCTCTTGTGCCGGTTCCGGGTCCCATGTATTGGCGTGGTCAAAAAAAGTAATGCAGTTGTTGCCGTTAACCGTATCAATCAGGATGTACGTCTGCCTATCCTCATCCGTGAAGTTACCCGTCTGGGCAAGTACCATAGATTCCCCAGGCTTCCAGTCAGTACCTGGCTTCGGCGTCATGACGAATGTCTTGGCTGTATAGTCTGCGGAAGTCACCCGGAATTTCATCTCCTCGAAACCCTGCAACTTGTCTTCGGCGTTCTTGGTGACGAAGTAAGTAGTAAGTATGTCATCGACAAACTGGCTCAGCCCGTCGGCATCGGTCAGGTCAGGAGTTATGGTGTAGCTACCGTCACCGTTGTCCGTCCATTCCTTGACCGTGCATCCACCTCCGGGAGAGGCACACATACGTCCCTTGAAATAGGTCACACGGTTATAGGCAATCTCCGGAACAAACACACGTTTCCTGAATATGCCTTCCTCCATCTCCATCTTTCCGTCCTTGTCGATGTAACCTCCGGAAATGCCGGTGAGGAACTCGCCGAACTTGACAGCCTTGGCCGCATGGAGAATGTCATCTACTGTCAAACTGCCGCCAACCTCCAGGGAATACTCTGTACGGTCATTCCCGGTCTTGCTGAGAGCTTTTTGCGCAATCTCTTTCAGTACCCTCAGAGCGGACATGACCATATAGTCGGTAGCAGGCCGCCCGTCCCAGCTTTTCAGAATATCAAGTGACAGCTGTTCCCGCTGCTTGTCCAGTATATATTTCAAGTCCGTCAGACTTGAATCCACCCGCGACTTCCAGCCTTTTCCCACCTGGTCGGTGCATTCTATTGTTGCAATGGAGAGATTGTCCAGTTTGCGCACGACTTTCGTCATCCGCGTGTCCCTGGTCCCGCCCGACGCTGAAAAATACTTGTCGCTCAGCAACCGCACACGCTGTCCCGGCAATAACGGTATCCGGTTCCGGTCTATATAAATATAGTCAGTGT